TGATAGTTCTTGCCCGTCATATTGCAGAGTGAAGCGTAAGCATCCGCCAACCTATCCGCCGCATCTAGCGCCTTGGTGTCTGGCATGGCTGCAATTACTGCGGGTGAATAAGTTTCATCAAAGATATCGGGGTCGCACCCATAGAACTCTCCACGCACGCCCTTTATTATCATCGTGCCAATTTTGTAGATGATCGGCCCTTCAAGTGTGAATAACTTCAGACCCTCACGCGCAACCAAATCCTCGTATTGATCCCACATCATACCAGCGTGGTGCGAACGAGTATCTGGCGGTCCATCTGTGAAAGTGATAACATCTCGCAGGTTTGAGCCTGTCCACTTAAGGGCTTGGATGGTTACGGGTTTCTTTGTGTAATGCTGCGGTTTGTCTGGTGTGGTCATGCTGTTTCCTTTGCCTTGATAAGCTGGATCGCCAGCAGTTTAACCGCCTTGCGTTCGTCCGGTGCCATGTCGGCAGGTGCGGGCATCTTGCGGCCTATGCGGGCCTCGCCGTTACTGGACTTATCCATGTATTCAGTATACCCAGTTGCAGTGTGTTCATCAGTACGGTCCACTGTAAGTTTAGTTCCTTTTACACTCTCAAATACGTCACCTTTAGATGCGCCCCATTGGCCTAGCGTCTTAAACTCTTTGGTCTCAGTATCAGTGTACTTATGGGTGCGACACACTGTAATTTTAGTTTCCTTATTGGGTACAAATACATCATCATAGTATTCAGCCCACTGCCCTGTCGTCTTAAGCTCTTTTTCCATTTTAGTATCCTATCCGTTTGATATGTTGTCTAGTTGATACACGCCCCCGCTTTGCCTGTCAATGGGGTTTGCCGTATAATATCACCAAATAAGGAGCGCATAATGCCAGCATACGGAACGGACACCGGATTAACCGACTACGCCACAAGCACGGGCCGGACTGTATCTGGCACGCCTGCGATGTTGCGGGCGTATGCGACTGATTACATAGATGGCACCTACTGGCACCGCTTCAAAGGGTCGCCACTGACAGATGATAACGCATTTCCCCGTGTAGGGTCTACCGTAGTCCCTGAGCGCGTCACACGGGCCACGTATGAAGCTGCGCTGATCTATGACGCAGATGCCACCGCGCTAACTGCTGGCAGTGTGTCTATCAATGGTAGTGGTGCCGTTGCGTCTGAAAAGGTTGATGTTATTGCAGTGTCGTATCATGGGCCAAACGATAAGGCCCTGACGGATGATGCTGTACTAGACAATACCCCGCGCTATGACGTGATCGAGAACATCTTGCGCCCGTTGCTTAATAGGTGGCAGGGATCGTCTGGGGCGGCGTTTGTGGTATGACCCTGCGCACCAAACTACAAAAAACAGCAACGCGCCTTGTGGGAAAGTTTGGCGATAGTGTTAACATCGTTGTGATTGCCGTTAATGAGAGTTTTGACGGGTTCTCACCGCCGACATCCACTACGGTAAGGACATCGATGCAAGCCGTTGTCACTGGCGTTAAGCAATACGACGTTAACGAAACAATCCGTTCGTCTGACTTGGCGGTTCTGGTCTCTGGTGCAAACCCGCTTGTTGGTATTGGCGGTGTAATTGAGATAGACGGTAAGCAACACACGGTTATTGAATGCCGTGATATTCTAGCAACTGGTGTGAAGAGCGCCGTTAAATATTTTGTGAGGCATGGCTAATGGCTATTAATACAACAAACATCATCGGCGATATTTTCTTGCCGGACGGAACAGTAATTGATAAATCGTTTATCATTTTTCGTATGACTGGATACGATACGGACGCAGATAGTGACGCGGTTATTGTGCCTAAAGATATTCGCGCACCAATTGACGCATTAGGCGCGATTGACGTTGACCTATGGCCTAACCCTGATGGTGTTCGATCTACCTTCTACAAGGTTGCTGCGGAACTGTATAATGGCGTCAATCCGGCGTTGATTGATCTAGGCAAGATCAGCGTACCTGCTACGGGCGGTCCGTTTGACATTAACGACTTGCTGCCGATCGCGCCGCCATCTGGGGCCACGGTCGCTGATTATATTGTATTTCTGGCTTCAGCGGTTGCTACGGCAGAAGTCGCGGCAGATAATGCAGCCGCAGACGCCGCGCAAACAGCCCTAGACCGCGTGGCCACGGCTGCTGATGTGGTGAGCGCCGATGCGTCCCGTGTTGCAGCGGTGGCTGCGGCGGCAACTTTAAGCGCGGTTGCCTATGCGACCAAAACAGCAATGAACGCTGTCACAGGTTCGACAGGTGATCGGGCCTATGTTTACGCTGACACAACGACGGCAAACAACGGCCTGTATTTCTGGACAGGTTCGGCGTGGGCTAAGGATGCGCTTGATTTTCAAGAACGCATTGCGGCCTCCGAATACATCACTGCAATTGAGCGCGACCCAAAAACAGTGACGACGCTAGTTTACCCAACTACGTTTACATCGAGCGTTTTTGCGGGTGCCGATTTTAATACAGCCGACAGGTTAGATGGGTTTACAATCCCTATCGGTTCGACGGGGTTCCAGACATTCGACAGCGCGATTACGCAAATCGGGTATTCTAAAGCGCGGGCATTGTCAGGCAAGACAGCGCGTTTCATCTTTGAACTGGAAACGAGTGTTAACGGACTGGCGCAGCGCGGCTTTGGTGTTATCAAATCAGTTGGGCGGGTGACGGGAACGACCGACCCGCTCGGCACATTCTCGAACTTCAAGCTTGTGCAGCTAACCCCAACGCGCGCGATAGTGGTTTCCGACTTCACATTCGGCGGCGTTGAAGAAAACGTGAGCCTTGGCATCCAGCAGGTAACAAACAACACCGGAACAAATGCAGAGGTTTCGATCAAGCCATTGTCAATTTCGTACGCGATTGTTGATGTCGGCGCTTACTCGAAATCGGTAAAAGACAATTCCCCGTCTGGTGTGGAGTATATCCGCATGGTTACGGTTAAGCCTGATGGAACGGGGGATTACACGACGCTTGCCACGGCTATTGCAGCGCAGGGTGGTGGCACATCGCACTGGCAGCGGGTTTTATATCAAGTCTATGCTGGCATCTATACTGACATTCAGTACAGCATCCCCCAATTTTGCGACGTTCGTGCAAAGGGGCGCTTGGGTGAGGTTTGGCTCAAAGGGTATCAGGCAGAAGATGCAACCATTGCGGACATTACCCTCAATAGCACAATTCAAATGGATTTTACGTCCCGACTATTTGGCCTGAAAATCACAGCCCAGAATATGCGCTACTGTATCCATGCGGACGCACCAACTAACAGCGGCCAAGACCCACGCGCCAAAATGGAAATTGTTGACTGCTATGTAGACCACTTAGGAAACCAAGAAGCTATTGATTACCAAACCAGCCTAGGCGGAGCGGGCAACCCCGGAGGCGTATTTTCTGCCCCGCAAGCATTCGGGTGCGGTACTCACAGCGACAACCATATTACCAGCAAGCGCACAACTTGGGTCGGGGGTCGCTTTGCCGGGTCAAGCGCTTTTGGGTTTCATACCAACAAGGATTTTGCTTACCCAAGCCGTGTTGAACTTATCGGGGGGGCGGTAATCAACCCCACGGGCGGGAACGCGATAGGGACAAACGCTTACGGTTCAGGTGTTCAAGACAGCCTGACAATCGACGGCACTCAAATCGACGGCACTATTGTCGCAAAGTCTGGCTCTTGGCTTTCCGCTGACTTGAAAAACACACCGTCTGACCGGACAAGCGAAATCATCATTGATATTCGTGGTACGGGGGCGGCTTGGACCAGCGACAACACGGCTAATGCCTTGGAATTGCGGTCGGTTGACGCATCGAACAGCGCGGTTCTGGTGTCGGGCACGGGCGCTGATGCGCTATTCGGCAGCAACCCGATTTATCGGTTGGGTGGTATCGGCTATCCGGCACGGGTATACTCACGACACGCGATCAATGGCGTTGTAGGGACTGCTCTCGGCCTGCGTCTCGGTGATTGCACAGGAACTTCTAAGACGCTTACGGTTGCATTTGAAGGAGGTGCGCCTGTTGATCTGACGCTAAGCGAAGATTACACCGCAAATAGTAATGCTGTGGTTATCAGCAAGATTGTGGCTTTGCTTACTGGCGCGGGCATCACAGGCAAGACGGTTTTGGAGGTCAACGCCTTCGATAACGAAGCGCCCGTATATCAGCGCGACTATGAGATTGAGTTAACCAACACCAGCGCCACGACGGTTATACGCAAGGGGATGGCAGTTGCATATGATGGCAGCAAGTACCTTGGCCGCATTGCGACAAGTGCAGATGCAAGAACGGTTTTAGCAGGTATCGCGCTGGAAAACATCGCACCGGGACAGATCGGGCGTGTCCAGAAATCGGGGCATATCGCATCGGCGCAAGTGCTGTTTAGCGCCGCCCCAAGCATTGCCTTTGGTGACAGCTTCGGAGTTTCCGCCTCAGCGGGGCAGATTGTCGAGGGTGCCGGTATCGAATTGCTGCGGGCGGTAACCGGTGATGTGCTTGAAATTGTTTAATATTAGAATAAGGGAAAATTTATGATTGACCTGAAGCTAGGCCACACCGAAAGGGGCATGACATGCGCAAGATAACTGGCATCATTCTTCACTGCACTGCGACCCGCGCCGAATGGTGGGCGGGCAAGCTATGATTGACCTGAAGCTAGGCCACACTGGATTGATTCTGAGCGTTTGCAAATCTAGCGGCGTTCTGCACAGCCAAAGGAATATGACATGACCAAAATATACGCAAGCTGGAAAGACTTCCCGAAAAGCCAATGGCGCTGGCCTGATTTTAGCCCACAGGAAATGGCGTGCCGTGGCACAGGGCGGCTGATGATTGTGCCTGAGGCGATGGACAAACTGCAAGCCCTGCGCAACAAGCTGGGCGCTCCGATGATCATCAACAGCGCGTATCGCTCACCAGAGCATAACCGCAACGTGGGCGGGGCCAAGGGCAGTAAGCACATGGAGGGCATCGCCTTTGATGTGCGGATGGACAACCACGATCCGGCAACCTACATCGCGGCGGCGCTGGCTGTGGGCTTCAAAGGGATCGGCACCTATCCGAAGCAGAACTTCGTTCATGTCGATGCGCGGTCAACTCGGGCTGCGTGGGGCAAGCCATTCCCCAAGCGCACCGTGACGCCCTCGTTTGCGACTGAGGAACCCCGCGAAGCCGAAACGGTCGCAGAGGACAGCCAAGCCAAGGGCATCATAGCGGGCGCGGGCGGCGCTCTCGCGGCGTCTGGGGGCGTTCTCAGCGGCTTGCTTAGGGCTGTTTCTACAAGCGCGGCCATCGTAGGATAAAGGAGACTGATATGATTATTAACTACTATCGCAAATCCACCTAACCCAATCAGGACCGCATGACTAATATCAATCGCCTCCTAGATAACATCCGTAAAGAGTACGGCCCAAAGGTTGAAAAAGCCTTTGCGGATGCTATTGCCGATATCAGAAATGATACGGTATTGAGGCGGTTGATTGAGGCTATTGAACGCGGTGATATTAACACGGCTATTGCTGTTCTTGATATTAATGAAACTGTATTCGCGTCAATGCGTCAACAGATGGTTAATGCGTATTCATCTGCGGGTGCTGCTGTTATTGGTGCTGTTAAATTTGACCCTCCAAATAGAACAACGGGCGTTGTCAGGTGGAACGTAACAAACCCAACGGCGGAACGGTTTATTCGCGAAACCATAGGGAACCACATCACCAACATTACAGAACAGACTGTTGCAGGGGTGCGTGAACGGTTGCTAGGCGGCTATGCGCAAGGGCAGGGGCCGCGTCAGATGGCGCTGAATATCATCGGCATGGTAGGTGCTAACGGCAAGCGAACGGGCGGCATAGTTGGGCTAACAGCGCCTCAGATACGCGTTGCAGATCAGATTGACTCCATACTAGCTGATCCGGATAGATATCGCGAATACTTCACCAAGGATCGTGTGACGGGTAAGCTAAAGCCAAGATGGAAAAGCACCAACTTCAACACCAACCGCGCAATCATGAAAGCTATTCGTGAGGGCAAAACGCTAACGGCCAAACAGATTGCATCCATTAAGACGGCGAACAATAACAAGATGCTACGCCAACGCGGTGAAGTTATTGCGCGTACCGAAACGCCCATAGCGGTTGCGCAAGCCCGCATGGACGCCTACACAATTGGCATGGAAAAAAAGGGATACCCGCGCATGTATGCCAATAAGGAATGGCTGCACGGCGGAGGGGGTATGGAGCCGCGCGACCAGCATGTAGCCATTAGTCGCACGGTTGTTCAGGGTTTAGATACGCCGTTCAACATGCCAGATGGTACATTAATGCAATATAGCCATGATCCGCTAGGACCAATACACCAGAACGCGAACTGCACTTGCACAACGCAGATCAGCATTGACTATGCGAGGATGCGTAGGGATGGGGTTATTTAGGGGGTTCTGGGGGATGCATCCAGTGGGTAATCTGCCATATTGGGAATATGCCTTCATTCCGTTCTAGATATTCCCATGCGACACCGTCTTTATAGTGCATGATTACACCAAACCCTGACCTGTCACCCCGCATCTTAACGCTTGAAAACCTAGCGCCATGACTGTGGTTCTGCGGATCAACACACCATGCGTCGAATTCTGTGCCATCTTCCGGCACGGTATCAATGGGTTGCCATGTCATTTCTCACCTCGTGCTTTTGCTAGGGCGTTATTGGCTACATGAACAGGGTCACGACCTACCCAATGGCCAGTTTCTATGAACTTACTCACGTATTCTAAAGCCTCGTAAAGATCGGGGGCTGCTGCGATTAGGTGAGCGTCATCGCGGGACATGTTTGGTGAACCGCAGCACCCGCAACCTTCAATGACCGGACCAGAATTAGACGTTACCTCTGACGGCCACTCGTTACTTGTATCAAACGACCAAGGTCCTTTCGTCCATTTACGTTCAGTCATATCCTCAATCCTCTATAAATTGCATAAATACCATAAAACATATATAATACACCACGTCAACACCTGAAAGCACCCCATGACAAGTTTCGCGGCACAAGTTAAGCAATTCACAACGGACGCCAAGCAAGACACGGGCTTGATCTTTGCTACGGCTATCCAAAAGCTAGAAACGCAAATGAAGCTGACCGTTAATAATGGCGGCATGACGCCAATTGATACGGGTAATTTGCGGGATAGCATCCTAACCACTACGGTTGCAATGCCACAGGTTGATACTGAGGAAAAGGAATACACACCCGTTGCATTTAGTATTGGTCCAGAGGATTTGGGGCGGCCAGTTTACATGGGGGTGCAAGCTGCTTACGGGCCAAGAATTGAGTTTGGATTTGTTGGAACGGATAGCTTAGGCCGGACTTATAACCAAACGGGGCATTATTTCGTGACTGGTAGCGGTGCGAAATGGCAACAATTTGTAACAGAAGCGGAATCGCAATTTGGGACGTCCTAAAAGGGTAGAAATTTCACCGGAAGAATTGTCCGATATGTATGGTCGCAGGCGCATGTGTGTTGCTTCCATAAGCGAATATCTAGGTGTGGATGTGAAGTATTGCGATCACCTATTTAGGACGCTTGGTGTTGATAGGACATCATTAAAAGACAAGTATCCGCGCAAGAAATATCGCATAGATATGCCGTATGATGAACTTTATGACATGTATATTAACAAGGAAATGCCTAGTAATAACATAGGTATTGTGTTTGGGTGTGACGGAACTAACGTATTAAAGAGATTAAGGGATTACGGTATTCGTATCAGGCACCACAATGATACCAAGAAAGGCAAGAATGCTCACAACAGAATAGAGATTGACGATCATGCAGCCATTAATAACTACGCTAAGCTTTACGAAAGCGTACAAAGTACAGCAGATTTAATGGGCGTAACAAGGGATGTTGTTAAAAGGGTTCTGGATGAAAACAACATAACAATAAAAAAAGCAGGTCTATGTAGGGATTTCAACAAGGAGAACCATCCAAACTGGAACCCAGAGTTGACTGACGAACACAGGGAAGCTGGGCGCGACGTTGTGGCTCAATCCCGTTGGCGTGAATTCATATACGAGAAGGATGATTATAAGTGTTTGAAATGTGGTTATAGTGGAAATCTAAACGCTCATCACATTGTTGGATATGCGCAGGATGAGGAATTAAGGTGGGAAATATCTAATGGCGCTACGCTTTGCAATCCATGCCACGTTACTTTCCACTCTACATATGGTATAAAGCGATTTGGTCCTGATGACCTAAACGAATATCTGGGGTACGAATATGCCAAGTAATAACGCAAGGATATACGCCGCGCTAAAGGGGTTTCTTGATGCTTATCCCGATGTGCCGTTTGTCGCATATGGTGGGACTAGCTTTGATCCGCCCGATGATGGCAGTGAATACCTAATCGTTGATGATGTTAGGTTTGAGAACCTACGCAAATATCAAGGTAGCACCGCGCCAGATTGGGAGACGGGCAATTTTGCTATTCACACAATGACGCCATTATGGTGGAGTGATCTGCAACACGCTGAATATATAGGACGTATCCAAGATTATTTCGCCAAGGATACGCCCATCAGTTATGATGGATTGACGGTTAAAGTCGGTAAGAAACCTAGCATCAATAACGCAGGGTTTCGTGACGGTGGAATGTGGCGTCAAACGCTTATGATCCCTTGGGAGGGTATGGTTTAGGGCGATGTGTGCCAAATGGCATTAGCCGCGCTCCTTAATCGGGGCGCGGTTTTTTTGTGTTTAAGGTTTCAGTATGATCTCTAATCCCGCATTGCCCGCACAACTTCCCAAATATTGTCCACGTATGCTGGCATCCGCAATCTGGGCAAGTCTCGTAACCCATGGCCAACTTGATATACCAGAGCATCACTCTCCCCCTTCTGACAGTGTGCGGAGGGCTGCTGCGAACCGCTCTCGCCATTCGCTTTTCCTCAT